TTCGCACCGCCTCCGCCTCTCTCTGATTGATCTCGTAATGGTCGCCGGAGTGGTACTTGCCATGTCCGTCAATGTATGCTCCTGCGATATCCCATCCGAAACGGAGCTGGCCGAGCGGGTGGCATTTCCCCGCTTTCTCTCCCTGCCCGCGCCTCACGTTGGTGGATATGCCGTTGCTGACTTCCTCGTCCTTCCACGTGTGCAGGGCGTACATGATCATGCGCATCGGGTTGTCCGGGTCGTTGAGGTCTTGCTGCGTCGCCGAGCGAAGATCCTTGCCAATCTTAAACAGGTCGGCAAGCATGACGAACGCGTTAAGCATGTGCCGGTTGAGGCGGTCTGTGTTCCACACCACAACGATGTCGTACAGGTTGTTCTTCGCGTCCGCCATCATGCGCCTGAATGGTGTCGAACATCATCGACACGGCGCCGTCCAGCGCGTCGGAGTCGTCGCACTTGAGCGACGCCGCCTGGATGATGCAGTACCTTATTGCCTCCACGCGCTTGCAGGCCGAGCGGATGGCAGGCTCGACGCTCTCTATGGGAGCGCGTCGCCGGTTTCCTTCGAACGCGAATCCTGCGAGTGCGTATCTCTCGTCCTTTTCCATGGTATGATCTCCTTGCCTCGAAATGGGGTGGGAGCCTCCGCGTCTGCCAGGATTTCCGGAGGCTCTTTCTGCGTGCGTTGCCGTCGGGACGGGAGGCGGCCTTGCGCCGCGCCGAGGCGTCTTCCTCGCCCCCGAGGGCCATCTCCGCTATCCGCAAGGCCTCGCCCGGGTCTGACAGCGCGTCCCGTATCGCCGCCGCTATCTCGCCTTCGAGCCAGTCCCTCCTGACGGGCCTCACCGACTTGCAGCCCTTGCAGGCGTGGTACTCGTACTTCGTCCCTCCGCGCCCGCGACCGGACACGCCCGGCATGTTGCGCCCGCACTCGGCGCATATGACCTTCCCCGACAGCATGAAGTCACCCCAGCTCTCGTCCGCCCGCGCCTTCCTGCCCCTTACGCCCTGGACGGCGAAGAACAGGCCGTCGTCCACTATGCGGGGCATGCCGTCCGCCCGCGTCACGCCTCCCCAGGAGTACATGCCCCGGTACTTCTCGTTGTGGAGCATCCTGTAGACCATGGTGTAGCCGCACGGCCTCCCGGTGTACGTCTTCACGCCCCGCAAGGCCAGGTCCCGCGCTATGCGGTCGCACGCCTCCTTTATCATCCATGTAGAAGCATACAATAATCTTGTACATGTTGCAATGATTTACCCTTTACAGGTACAAGAAACTTGTGTATACTTCGATATAGACGCAAGAAACTTGTGTGTAAGGAGGAGCGATGATAAACAATCTTGTGTCAGAGCGTAAGCGATCTGGACTTAGCCGTAAGGAGGTTGGCGAAAAGATTCACCGGTCAGAAGACGTTATCGGGAAGTGGGAGCGCGGCCAAAGCTCACCGCTTCTGCCTGATGCCATCGCGCTCGCAAAGCTGTATGGCTGCTCTATTGACTATCTGGCTGGGCTTACCGAAGAGCGCGTCGTAAAATGAAAAAGCGCGTATGAAACGCGTACAGCCGACCATCAGGGGAAACACGGAAGGAGACGAAGTGATCGACATGAAGACGCGACCGGGCGCTCCCAACCACCACGTCGCAAGCGCCCGGAAAGGCCGAACGGCCAGACGTATCGTAGCACGCCGCGAAGATCGGCGCACGTCGGCGGCCGCGTGGTTCGCGGCGGGGGCGCTCGC